ATTAAATGTACTGCTAGTCTTGGTAAATCAAAAGTTATAACTTATGGCGAAGCCACACCAAAAAATAATAAAAATAGTTATCCTTATGCAATGGCAGAAAAAAGAGCAGTTGATAGAGCTATATTAAAATTGATTGGCATACATGGTTTTGTTTATTCAGATGATGAAGTAAATGAACCTATGTTAATTGAAACAACTCATCCTGTTCCTAAACTTCATATATTTAAAAATGATGAAAAAATTGATGATCTTTATATTGCAACAAAATTAGAAGTTATTGAAAACAATAAAGATAAAAAGAATTCTACCGCCTTGAGAAGTGATTTAGAAAACCTCAAGACTAGAATATATAAAGCAAAAAAGTGGGATAGTTTTGTTAAATCAAATTTATATAAAAAATATTTCACTTTGCAAAACAAACACAAACCTAAAAGGAGTTAAACATGGCTGGAAATTTTGAGCTTAAAGAAGGTGAAGGTTATCTAAACAGAGATAACGAAAATCCTGAAAAGTTTTGGGGTTCATACAAAGTCAGTAAAGATATGAAAAAAGGTGAAACTATCAATCTTACTGAATGGATTAATACAAAACCAGATGGAAAAGTTGTTCACAAATTACAAGAAAGAAAACCAAAAGCAATGTAACTTGTAATAAATGGGGTGGTAGTTTTAGCTCCCTCTAGGTCGTAGTCTCTCTACCACTCCTTTTAATTATGGAACTAATTATTTTAAATGATGGTCTGTATCACCTTATACCAGTTACAAAAAAAATGCTTGAAGGTGTAGAATTATTTAATGAGATTAATTGTATGGACTTATGTGATTTGTTAAGAATTAAATTAACTGGTTATGTAGATACTATAAACTTGCACATAATGAATGACAAAACTGGTTCGTTAATTGGTTGTATGTGTAGATAACAAAAGGAATAATATGAATGATGATAATATAAAATGGATAGATATTGGTGAAAAAATGGTCAAGCAAATGCTTGAAAAGAAACAAAAAGAATATGGTAGCTTTGATAATAATGCTTATGTCATGGCTAGTTTTTTAGAATCAGCACTAGAAGTTATTAATGGTTATAAAGTTAAAGTTCCCATAACAATAATACCTCAACTAATGATAGTTCTCAAATTGACAAGAACAATTGATGATGGTAGTGGAAAGGATATTTATAAATTAGACACTCACAAAGATATTTCTGGCTATAATGATTTATTAAAAGAAATGTTACTTAAAATAAGAAACAAGGAGAACAATGACTAAAATATTTTATAGTCCTAGAATTAAAGAAATTATTGATTTTATGGCTATTTATTATGAAAAACATCAATGTTTTCCAAAGCTAG